TCGCGGTGAAAGATGTGTTCGTCGTGGCGCCGATCCCGCGACGCGTCGACGTCTACATCAACGACCTGTCGCCCGACACGCCGGCGATCCGCGCCGGCATCGAGCAAAGCCTGATCGACATGATGTTTCGCTTGGCCGCGCCGGGGCAGACGATTTACGCGGCGTGGAAATATCAGGCGATCATGAACACGCCGGGAGTCGTGTCGTTCAATCTGCGCATCGCCACCGACGACGTGATGCCGAGCCCGGGCCACATGGGCGTGTTGGGGGACATCGTTTATGCCATCACCGCCCCCTGATCGGCATGTGCGACGATCCGGTGATGATTACGCCGTTTCGTTTCTCAGCCTATTGCCACAAGGGCAAGCGTGGCCGCGATCGCCGGGCTCGACGCTGGAGCGCGCGTGCAACGGGCTGGCGCAGTATTGGGGTTATGTCGACGGACGCGCCGCCGATCTGCTCGAACGCGAGAGCGATCCGCGCAAGACGATCGAGCTTCTGCCCGACTGGGAAAGAGCATGGGGGCTTCCTGATCCCTGCCTCGAAGGCGGGATGAGCATTGGCGAGCGGCAGCGCTTCCTCGTGTTCTGGATGACGCTGATCGGTGGTCAATCGGAAGCGTGGTTTCAGCAAGTCGCGTCATGGCTCGGCATCACCATCCACGTGAGCGAGCATTCGCCGTTCATGGTGGGCATCTCGCGCTGTGGCAACACGCCAGACGAAAACGGCAAGCCGCGCTGGGAGATCGGTCCTCCCGAGATGCGGTTCTATTGGGAAGTCTCGGTCGACAACGCGCGGCTCACTTGGTTTCGATGTGCTGAAGCCGAATGCGGCGTCGATCCGCATCTGCGCATCGGCATCGCCGAAGACTTGGAATGTCTGCTCGATCGCTGGAAGCCCGCGCACACCGACATCGTCTACGACTACAGCGGGCTGAGCGGCGACGATCCGATGGCAGGGACACCGTAAAGGGGAAGCACAAAATGAAATATCAACCGCCATACGGTTCGCCCGGGGCCGATGATCCTTACATCAACGGCGATCCGTCGATCGGTCAGCAAGGCAGCATCCCGCCGGCAGCCTCGATCGAATATCCACAACGCGAGATCGTCAATCTGATCAAGGCGAGCAGCCTTGTGCCGGATGATGCCGACCTGAAGCAACTGACGCGCGGCGTGCGCTCTCAGGGCGTCAACTTCTGCATCGACACCGGCGCCGCGAACGCGCTGCAGACGATGCTCGATCCGTCGCTCACGGCATACCGACAGGGGCTGCCGCTGCGCGTGCTGGTGGCGCACAACAACACGGGCCCGTCGACCATCAACGTCAACTCGCTCGGCAACCGCCCGATCAAGCGCGGCTCAGGTTCGCAGCTTGAAGCGAACGATATGCGCGCCGGCCAAGTCGCGGTGCTGGTCGACGACGGCACGTCGTTCCAGCTTACGAATTATCTCGGCGCGGTCGCCAGCACGGTCAACAATTACACCGTCGACATTCCCTATGCGCAGGACACTGGCGCGGCCAACGCGATGGTTGGCAACTTCGCACCCGCCGTCACCAGTTGGGTCACCGGCGATCTGTTTTTGATCCGCGTCGCCAGCAAGAACACGGGGCCGGTCACGCTCAAGGTTGGCGCGAACACGCCCTACTATGTGATGCGCAATGACGGCACGCATCTGCAGTCGCAGGATTTGGTCGCCAACGAAATCCTCTTGCTGAATTGGAACGTCAGCTATTTCCAAGTGATGCGTATGGTGCGCAGTCAGGTCTACATGAAGCTGACAGCGGACCTGACGCTGTACGTTCGCACCGACGGCAACGACGCGAACGATGGATCGGCGAACACCGCCGCGTCCGCGTTTCGCACGGTTCAGGCTGCAGTCACCTACGTTGCGAACAGCTTTCTGATCGGCGGTCGCACCGTCACGATCCAGCTTGGCACGCCCGGCACCTATCAGGGGCAAGTCGTCATCCAGAACATGCCGGGCAGTGTCGTCATTCGCGGCGATCCGGCGAACATGCTCTCCTATCTGCTGTTGGGGCCGACGCTGTCAAACAACCCGGTGTTTCCGCAATCGTCGTCCTATCCGGTCACGGTCAGCGTCTCCGGGTCCGGCGCGAACGTGACGCTCAGCGGGCTCTCGGTCGCTGGGCAGGCTTCGGCGTCCAACATCATCGAGTGCCATGATCAGGCGTCGCTCGGCATCTCGGACATCGCCTTCACCGGCATTCCGATGGGCATCGGCATTGCGGTGTTCGGCGGCTCGGTGGTCACGGGAAATTATATCCACTGGTACAGCAACATCGGCAACTGCGTCGTGTGCTTTGGCGGTTCATTCGTCGCGCCGCTTTATTTCCATCTGTGGAATATGCACGGCATTTCGTTTGATGGCGCGTTCTGCCAAGCCTATGACGGCGGGCTGATCTCCATGTCCTATGGCTGGATGACGTTCACCGGCAGCGCCTACGGCAAGCGCTACAACGCCGCGTTCAATTCCATCATCAAGGTTGGCGGCGGCGGCTCCGACTTCCTGCCCGGCAATATCCCGGGGAGCATCGATGCCAGCAGCGTCTACGCGTGAGGCATTAACCGATGCCGACGAACATCCTCGCTATTCCGAAAGTCACCTTGGATGCGGTGACCGGCAACAACGAAGACTGGATCGACAGTCTCAAATATCTTGTCGAGGTCGACGGCGGTACGATCGACACCTATCCGCAGCTTGATCTGCGCGGCATCCGCTTCGAGATGGAAGTGCGCCGCGAGGCTGACGATCACGAAGTCATCCTGAGTGCGTCGACCGACGACGGCAGCCTGTCGATCGGCTCGGCGCCCGACTACGGCTTCCTGATCATCAACATTCCCTATGAGACGATGAAGGCAAAGTTCGCCGGCATCTATGTCGGCGACGTCGTGGCATCGGCCGACAACATCGATCGAGTCGTGATCCAGATGACGCTTGAGATCATCGAAGGGGTGACGAAGTGGCCATAATCGCAATCAACGATGTCGAGCTTCCGAGCGCAACGGTGGTCGCTGCGCCGTTCGCACCGCGTGGTCCGATCGTCGCCGGCACATCGCAGTCGACCGTGACGTTCTCGCTCGGCCCGAAGCTGTACGTGATGCAGCAATTTGGTCTCGGCTTCCTGCCCGGCGTGCGCGTGCGCGCGAGCCACGACGCGGCTTCGTGGCAGGAAGGCGTCGTCACGTCCTACGCGAATCAAGACCTGATCGTGAACATCGATCTGGTGCATGGCGTCGGCACGCTCGCGGGCTGGTCGATCAGTGTGGCGGGCGAACCGGGCACGCAGGGGCCGGCAGGTCCGCAGGGCCCGCAGGGCATCGAGGGCGGCCCGATGGGACCGGCGGGGCCAGTCGGCCCGCAAGGCGCAACAGGCCAGACCGGAGCGCCGGGGCCGACGGGGCCGCAGGGCGTGAAGGGCGACACCGGCGTCACGGGCGCAACGGGTCCGGCCGGCACGCCCGGCACGCCCGGCGCAGCCGGCCCGGCTGGCTTGGTCTGGAAGGGCAACTGGAACGGCATCGACACCTATCAGACGCTCGACGGCGTCGCGCTCGCGGGCGCGAGCTACATCGCGAAGGCGGTCAACACCAACTCGCAGCCACCAAACGCGAACTGGGACTTGCTGGCGCAGTCCGGCAGCGCCACGATCGTCGACGACCAGATCACGCCGAACCTGCTCGACGCCGACACGCCGGCGAAGCAATTGCTGATGCGCGATCGGCTCAACTTCGTTTCGCGCGGCGGCGACACGATGCAGGGCAACCTGATCGTCACCAAGCCGGGCGGGCAGCCCACGGTGATCGTGCAGGCGTCGTCGCCATCAGGCGCACCGTTGCTTCAAGGGATGATCGGCGCCACCGCGCGCTGGTCGCTGTTCTTGGGCGACGGCAGCGAAGAGACGGGCAACAATTCTGGATCAAACTTTGGCATCTTTCGTCACGCGGATGCCGGCGGGTTGATCGGCGGCGCCGCGCTCAACATCAACCGCGCCACATCATTGATGCAGGTGAGGGGTGATGTCGAGATCATAAAGTCCGCGCCATCGCTGTTGCTCAACCGCGCCGACAACGTCGGTGCGGCGGTCGTCGGCACGAAGGGCGGATTGAAACGCTGGACGGTGACGTTCGGCGGATCGACGACGGAGACCGGCAATAACGTCGGCTCAGACTTCCACATCACACGTCACACCGATGCGGGCGCAGTCGCGACGGATGTTCTGACGATTGCGCGCAGCACCGGCTTGATGACGGTGCAGGGCGATCCAACCGCGCCGCTCGGCGTGGCGACCAAGCAGATGGTCGACGGCAAGCTGCCGCTGACCGGCGGCACGGTCACAGGGAATGTTACGGTCAACGGGACTGTCGCTGTCTCTACATTGGGCGTCAACGCGCCGCAGTATCCCGGCATCACGATCCACGCCACGGGCGCGGCGCAAGGAATGGGCGACATCTGGTTTTATCAGACCAGCAAGGCGCAATGGCTACTGCGCAATGACACCAACAACTTCAGCTTCAACAACTACGACAACAACGGCAACGTCATCGGCACGCCGCTCACGATCAACCGCCTGACCGGCCTCGTCACGATCAACAACGGCCTGACCGCCAACGGCGCGACCATCGGCGGCCAGACGGTCTGCAATCAACTTACCAGCAACTACGAGATCACGGCCAACAACGGCGTCATCATCAGCAAGGCGCCATCCAACACAAGCGCCCACGTTTATTTGTCGGACACCAACGCTTCCAGAGCCATCTTCTACTGGAACGCGCCATCGGGCGAGGTCCGAGTACAGAACCAGAGCGGTGGGCCGGTCCATCTGCACAGCGGGCTTGGCTCTAAGCAGGGGGCGGCTGGTGGAACGAGTAACAACGCGGTTAATTTCTGGTGGAGCGGGCAACTTGAGGCTTTTGTCGACGGCACCTATCTGGGCGTCATCGCGTACCAGTCAGACTATCGCATCAAGAAGGACGTCGCCGATCTCTCCGACAAGTGGGAGACGGTCAAGGCGCTGCGCCCGGTCAAATTCACGCAGGCTGAATACACACCGCCGGGAGAAAGACTCCGCGCGGCCGAGGCAGGCAAGCCATTTATCCCTGCCGACGACATCGAGCGCTGGGGCTTCATCGCGCATGAACTTCAGGAAACCTTGACCGGAAGCGCCGCCACTGGCGTGAAGGATGATCCAGCAACCGTCCAGCAGCCAAACCCGTGGACGGTGATCGCTGCGCTGACCAAGGCATTGCAGGAAGCACAGGCGCGCATCGAGGCGCTTGAGGCCAAGGCATAAGGAGCATCATCATGGCTGACGAAGACCTGCGCCCGCCGCCACCGCCGCCCGTGCCCGAGATGGCGGAATTCATCGCGCTCTATCCGGCGGCAGAGCAACAGCGCACGGCGTTGGTGACTCCGGAGAACATGAGGAACGCCGGCGTGTTCGCTGCGCCGTGGCGCGCGCACATGGAAGGCGTCGAGACGCGCCGGCGCGCGGAAGCCGAAGCGGCGAAGCGAGAGCAAGCGAAGACCTAAATGCCGTGCCGCGCCTGCGCTGAGAGACGCGCCAGACTTGCCGCAGCTTTGCGCGGCTTGTTTCAACCCCGAGCAGGAGGACATCACGATGGCAAGCAGCCCCGGCCAGACACCCGGCCAAGCACCGACGCCGCGCGAGCGCCCGCCGATCATGGACCCGCCGCAGCCCGGGCAACACCCGGTGCCGCCGAAGCCGAAGCCCGCCGACGACGATGAAGACGACGGCGATGACGACAACGGCAAAGAGCACGCCGCGCTCTACGCGTGAGGGCTGCCATGATGGTCATCGACACCACCGGGAAAGTCGCCACCGAAGCGCTGTCGGCGATGAAGTCCACGCCGCTCGCGATCGCGCTGCTGATTGTCAACGTCGGCTTTCTCGCCTTCGCGGCCTACCTGCTCGGCGAAGTCGCCACCAATAGCGCCGAGCGCAACAAGTCGCAGATCGAACTCATCGGCAGGCTGGTGAGCGACATCCGCGACTGCCGACAAGGACCACGATCATGAGCTACAGCAAGGTTGTCATATCTTCCGGCCACGGGATGCACGTGCGCGGCGCGAGCGGCGTGCTCGATGAAGTCGATGAAGCGAGACGCGTGGTCGAGCATCTCGCCGATGAGCTTGAGGGGCGGGGCGTCGGCGTCGACATCTTCCACGACGACACGAGCCACGATCAGAGCACCAACCTTGCGACCATCACCAACTTCCACAATAGCCGCACGCGCGATCTCGACATCAGCGTCCACTTCAACGCCTACGTCGAGACCGACAAGCCGATGGGCTGTGAGGTTCTCTATGTGACGCAGTCAGCGCTCGCGAGCGAACTGTCGGCTGCGATCGCGTCGTGCGGCTTCATCGATCGCGGCGGCAAGTATCGCGACGATCTTTATGTGCTGAACAACACCGAGATGCCGTGCGTGCTGCTCGAAGTGTGCTTCGTCGACAGCGAAGCCGATGCCGACATCTACGGGCAACAGTTCGATGCGATCTGCAACGCGCTCGCCGACGTGCTCGGCGGCAGGCAGGACACCACCGAGCCCGAGCCGCCGCCGGTGGGCGAGACGACACCGCCACCGCAGCCGGTGAAGCCGGCGATCGTCGCGCACGTCGACATCGAGATCAGCGGGCCGGTTATCGTGACGGTCAACCGGGTGCCGGTGACGATCGGCTAAAGGCCAGCCACACCTTGCACGCCTTTGGGCGCCGGCTCACCCCGGCGCCTTTTTTATTGCCTTCAGTGCTGGCCTTTCTTCAGTTCGTCTATCGCCTCTGCAATCGCCGTCGGTGTCGCGATCATCTCGCTCGCGATGCCTTGCTCGGCCTTCTCGGCGATCATTTCCTTGACGCAGTCGACACACATCCGCGTCACCTTGCGCGGCGCGGTGGGGCGATACTGGATGCGCCGCCCGCACCGCGCGCAGTCGCCGACCTTGTTGTCGGGCAGCACCAGCGGCATCGACACCGGCACGCACACCAGCACGTCAGCGCTCGCCATTTCTTTCTTGTCGGTGGTGATCTTCAGTTTCGGCATCATCTTTATTTCCCGATCAGGTCGCGCAGCTTGTGCAGCAAGCGCTTGGTGCGGTGGTGAGACAGCCGGCTGTTGACGAAGTTGTAGCCGTTCCAGAACGCGATGACGGTGAAGCACGCGCTGCGAAACGGATGCCCGGTCAGCCAGTCGTCGATCGCGGCCCACAGGCAAAGCGCGCCGCCGAGCGCGGCCATCGACTGCGCGGCATAGCCGAGCCAGACCCACCGGCGCACGTCGCGCAGCATCTGCTCTGGTGTCGGCTGCATCATCGCCTCTCGCGCCACCGGCGCAGCGCCTGCCGGACGTCGCGCGGCACGTCGCGCAGGATTAGCCACGCGCGCCACAGCCGCACGTGCGCGTCGTGTTGCTCGCTCATTCTGGCGCGACCTTCACATGCGCCACGAGCTTCTTGCAGGTCCGACACACGATCGTCAGAAGCCCGGTGCGCTTGTTCGCTCATGGCACAACCTCATATTCACGCCTTGGGACGCGGTGCGATTGATCGCCGCGTTCGTGCGGCGACCACCAGAACACGCCGGTCCTGCGCAGCTTGAAATGTCCGCGCACCAGCGTCCCGCGCGCCTGCGCGCGTGTCATGTGGCCAGCGCCGACGGCGCGATCGAGATGCTGCGATAGCCGCAGCCGCGTCGTCGAATAGGCAAGGAATTCCGGCTTGCCGCCGCGCCGTCGCGACCGATTGAGCTTGTCGAGGTTGGCCGGTTCGTGGTCGACGCAATTGCGCGAGTTCATCATCGTGATCAGGGCCGCCGCGAACGGCTCTTCGCCTTGCAGGTCTGCTTGCCACGAAGCAAGCATATGCTTCGCCCGCTCGATCGGGATTGTCGCGAGAAGGCGCATCAGAAAGCTCTGCGCATGCGTCGAGACCCACGGCGTCGCATGCCTCATCAGTTCATGGACGGCTTCGACTTCGCGCGGGTTGTCCGCGAGCTTGTCCCAACCGCGCGTCATTGCGGCCGAGCGCATAATCTTGGCGGTCTGATCGAGCGAGCCTTCGCGCAGGAACGTGTCACGCAAGATTGCAAGGAAGGCCGTGAGCGAGTTCGGCCGTTCCTTGTGAATCTTGTCGAAGGCCGGGCCAAGCGTCTCCAGCAAATTACCGCCTTCGCGCCAGTCGAAGATGATCGAGAACGGGCAGATGGTGATGTTCGGCAGACCGGGCAGAACATTGTCGTCCGGACGATCGGCGTGGACCCACGCCCACGTCATTTGCCCGACCTGCAATTGATCCCTGCTTAGCGCCTCGATCAGCACGCCCATCTTCTGT